AAGGAATACTACCGCTACCAATAGCTTGAACATTGCTGCTTGTAACCCATTGGATGTAATTAGTACCAGATCCAGTGCTGTACTGTTGTGTGTATCCAAGCCAATTATTACTTGGATTACTAGCTGTTAATAACCCACTATTACCAGCCAGGGCGTTAGTAAAAGGCAGACCAAAAATATTAGTCATAGTACTGGTAAATGTAGTGGTAGAACCGCCATTCAAAGAAAAACTTACATGAACAATATTGCCTGTTTTTGTATAATGCCCAGTAATACTTCCATTACCTAAAGACAAGTTAGTAATAGTTGGCGTCCAAGTACCCTCCTCATAATCATCCAGCAGCTCACTGGTCACAGTGCCAGAGCCACCAGCAGTAGCACTAAAGTCAATGCCGCTGCCGCTTGCAAGCACTAAGTTGCCTGCACTAATGCTTAAATTACCGCTTCCATCTAACGTTGCATCATTTGCACCGTTCTTCAGCGCTGTTGGACCTTCAACTGATACGTCAAATAGTTGACATTTAGTTTGACTCATCTTCTACTTAACCTTTAATACTTTTAATTTTAGATCAAAGAAGTATTATATGTAATCAACAGTTTCTTTCATGAACTCATTCAACCCTCTGGAGAAGCAGAGGCTTATGAAAGCTGCCTGTGTGGTCCCTTTTGGAAGCCTGCCGCTTTCACAGAGAGAATCGAGTGTCGATGCCAGCAAAAGCTTTTCACCACTGCTTTTAATCAATGGGAAATATTTTTGCATTGATTCGTCCGCCATAGTTATTCTGCGACTTCAACATATTCTAAGTCGATGTGCCTAAGCCTCAGGAATCACCGTCAAACAATAGGAATTTTTTAACATCTTTATCCTTAGCCTCGATCAAGTTAGCGATCATCTTGAGCTTCTTTTCAGCGTTCAAAGCCCTGGTGCTCCAGTAGACAAGGTGCCGATTGGTTTTATCTAGCTCTGTCTCTAAAGCGGTTTGGAATAAAGCGGAGGGGCTGATCTGCACTTCAGACTCCTTCCACTTTGTATGTAATGCTTCAGGGACCGAGACACTGAGTACAACTGCCACTACACAAAAAAAATGCTATCCATAAGATAGCATGTCACATTTAATTTTATTCTGTTGTGTTTATCGGCTGTTTTTCAACCCTGGTGCCATAAGCTCAGCGACTGGAGTCATTGGCATGGGTTCACTGACACAGAGAGTGCTCGCCATCCTGACAGTATTCGCAAAGTCTTCCGCATGGTCTAGGGTCGGAAAATGTGCAGCGTGGGCATCGTGATCCACGTGGTAAATCAGGACGACCCAAGACGAGACTAGGAATGAAGACATCGGGTTAATCAGAACTCACGTAGGGTAGCTAATCCGCGACGCTTGTCCTGACTTTTGAAACTATTTAATAGTTCTACCCTACGACGAATGGACCTGATTTATAAAACACGTCAGGGTTTCGACGAACCAGATCGTCGGCCTCCTCGTGATTTGTGACCTTGACCACTTCTGAGCGACCTGCTGACGCTCTAGTTAAAACCGCCCATCCGAGATTGATTGCGGTGTCTTGCTCGCCTACTCCAACCATGGTAGATATTTTTCTCGCGTATTTCATTATGCGGTAAATAAATCTGCACTGTGCATGGCGTTGTCCCAACAAAAAACCATTGCTACGACTGAAGTTTGAGCACTTCAGAGTAACAATGGCTTTGAGGTTGATCCTAGAAAAATTCTTAAGGATTTAGCAGAGGGGGTCGTTCAGGGTTATCGGATCGATGGCTAGGGAATCGTCTACGATTCGGACAGGACTTCCGAGGAGCATTGATGCTGCCACAGCCTGTGCAAGGTACTGCTGTTGCTTTACAGGGTCAACAGGGCCGCCGCTGAGGAGTTGTCCTGCTGCAGCTTGCTGCATGTTGAGGAGCTGCTGACGAGGGGTAAACAAACCCATGACGAATAGGGTATGGAACCCCACTACGATACATCAGCTGGGTCGAACCTGTCGCGATCGTGGTACTGCGGCAACAAATATTCAGGGACGAATGAGTATTTGATGCTGTCGATCAGCTCTAAGGATTGATCCATGGCCAGCTCCTGCTCACCGTGGATAGTGTCGAGGAAGATTGGATCGTCCATCAAGTCTTCCAAGCAACGGTATGCCGTTTCCAACGTTTCGACAATGTGTTGATAGCGCTTATCGATATCGGTGGAGTCCATCATGGATTTGATGTATGCAGTGTGGAGGTTTGCCACAGATATTTTAATTTAGTTATCTTTGTCAGCATGCCAAGGAGCACTTATTTGCAGGGTATAACCTATGACAGTCCCTGTTTCGGGATCTTCTTCAATGAATTCACGTGTTATCGGGTCTGGCATCCCCTCATTTAGGTTTAAATCTCCGATCTGTGCATCAACTTTCGCCATGGTCCTTTCGGTACGCCATTCGACCCAATCAACAAACGAGTGACTTCGAATCATTTTCACGATGCGGTTGTACTCCCACCTTGGATCAGCGTGGATCATCCAGTCAGTCACTTCATAGGCAATAGCATTCCAAACGTTGTAGTCCATGGCACAAACTTCAGATACATATCTATTCTCGTACGGATATTCTGTATAGTAGATAGAAATTTCTTTTACCATGCCTTGGATCCACAAGAACGGTAAGTCTTCACCTGACAAACGCTTTAAAAATTTTAAATCTCAAGCCAAGACCAACGGCGCTAAGAAATCTGGCCAGACCCGCAAGAAGAAGTAATCTGTATCAGGTTGAACTCCCGGAAAATCCCACTAGATCTTATAATTTCTGTATAAACAACTACAAAACAAGGAAATGAACCCTGCATTCATCCAATATATCCAAGCGCAGAAGAAGCGCGAGGCTCGCAAAGCTCTTCAATACACCCATGCTGTCCGTCAGGATGCATTAGAAGGTCGCAAAATTGCATGTACCCTTGTCGGCGAGGTCGTCGAGAAGGCTATGAAGAACTGATGATCTGACGGATCACCTGTGAACAACAAGTGAGTTTGTGGATCATGGACCGAATTTTGTGGTCCACAGGCCCCCTAAAAACGAAAGCAAAACGGCAGATCAGAAATTAAATTCCGTCGTTCTTTAAGATAAGAATGATGAACCAGAGCGTAGCGGCGAGGATTATTGTTAAGCCGCCAATGATTCCGAGTGGGAGGTCTGACATTTTAGTCTGAAGTAAGAGCAGCCATCTGCATCCTCTGTGCCAAATTCAGGAAGTTCAAAGCTGCAATTTTCATTCACATTGTATTCGCAGTTGTGACAATTTCTGGAAGATTTGACAGGTGTTCCAGATAATTTGTCCATGTAATCTTTAAGCTTATTTAGTATCCTCTCGTTCTCAACAGCTTGCCTAAAGAATGCTTCGCTTACTTCATATCGTGTGAAACGATGTGAGCACCTGCTGCATTCGTAACGCCTGCATGTCGAGTTTGACATTGTATTGCGTTGACTTGAGAGTACTTTCAGACCACGACCACGACAACTAGGACAAGTTCCTGAGTTGAGATTCATTGGATTCATTTGAGTGAGCATTGAAGAGACGAGAGAATAGCTAAACTTAGGTCGTTGTTTATTTAAAGTATCGATCGTCCGCTAATGAGGGCTAAGCGGTAAGGTGGCGTCAGGTGCGCGAGCCGGTCATCAGCCCTCAACAACTATGTGATGTATGGCCAGGAGACTTGTACGTCTAGTTGCCATAGATCAGGATCAATGGGATTGAGAAGAATGTGGTCTCGCAGCCGTTCTTTCATTTCCTGAGTAGAAACACCAACGCTGCTAGCAGTGACAGCAACGTTGGCTTGACCTCTATAAAGCGTGTGGAGCGCTTCTTCTATGGACGAAGGCTTCATTGACCTTGAGGCTCGCAGAAGAAAGCTTCGTAGATACAAGGAAATTCATTTAGGAAAATATCTTTCACCGCATTGGCGACGATCCTATGTTCGTATTGTGTTTCCTTTGAAGCGCGAACATCGATGTAGAAAAGCCAGTCACGGAGTGTGCCGGACATATACATTGTTGTCGGAGAGCATAATGGCAAGATTGAACGCGCACATTCTTTAGCTATTCCTGCCTCTAACATGCTTTCATATAATTTATAACCTTCATCAAAATGTTTTTGAATCATATTCTGAAACTCTGTAACTAGATCTTCGTTAAGATCATCGAAAGAGTTTTGTCGGTTCTTAAAGTCAGCCCTCCTTAAGTTAGGCACTTTCGCTCTAGGTGCTACTGCATAGCGCTGGCTATATTCTTGATAATGGAAAGCCCTATGGCGTATTATTTGAGCGCTAATTTCGCGTGTTGTTTCTATCTTCACGCACATGTTGGCCATCTCAAAAGGAGACCAGTGTTTGTGTTCAATCAGGTAACGAATTAAGTTAGGCGCCGTTTTGTGATTGCCTTGATTCTTGGGGTTGCTCACCCTGGCCATGTCGACCAGCTTGAGCTCAGCATTAGGAGTGACCCACTCCAATGTCACATTAAGTTCCTTCAATTTCATTCTCCTACGGCGAGACGGCTTGCCTTGGTGTGCTTATCGAGTTCATGCTCATGAATGATCCGGCTATCTTGAACCCATTCAGGAGCAGTTCTTCCATCCCACTTTACTTGAAAAAATGTGCGCAATGCATATCCTGCCTTTGCTCTACGGCTTAAGATTTTACGTTTCTCGACACCAATAAGTACACCGTGCTTCAGATTGTTGGGAGCTGCTCCTAAAGCAAGGGCACTCTTTACACCAGGGCGTTCGCAAACACGCTCACCGATCTCAAAAACTCGTGTTGATTTTGTCATGGGTTTGATAGTTTTGGTTTCTTCTAAAGGTTGAATGAAGTTTGTAAGTTCATGTTCGTGGATCAGCCTGGCGGAATGAATCCAGCGAGTTGATTGATGTCCGTCGAAACGAACTTCGTATTGAATTCTGATGGAGGTGCCTGAGGCGGTGCGTTTGTCACGTTGTTTGATGACGCGATGTCCAAGCACAACCCCCTTACGAATGCTCAGTGTTCTGGACTGCTCACTGTGAAGCGAAGGCAACGTGGATGAATTGTTCATCGGACGTTCACAGATGCGGTCACCTGGAACGTACTTGATGTTGAGAGGTGACATTGATCTGTGGCTTAGTTATATAAAGTCCTAGCTATTCTCCTCAATAAGATGTTGGTACCCTGGCGGCGGCTTGATGATGTAGTTGGCAGCTAGGTTGTCGAATTCAATTTTAAAGATCTGGGTTGGATCTCGTTTAAGTTTCAAAATCCACCGTGGCTGACCAAGTAAACCTCCCCCTTCCATCGGCGGTATCAATGCGAGGATCGTAAACTTCTCGCCATCGCACTGTCGTATAGCAGTGCACCCCATGAATTCACTTGTGGGGATCTCGAAGAGTTCAGCCATGTCAGAAAGGTACTCTTTGGTCAACAAGTGGACTTTGACCAAGGGAATTGAAGGCTTGTTCCAACCTCTCAGCTCTCTCCTCTTTGACAATGTGAGACCTAGGGGGCGTGCCTGTCTGCCTGGCAGCAGCTTCCACGAATGCTTGCTCGAAGTCTCGCATCGGATCAATGTGCGCAATCTGTTTAAGGTGATTGACCATTGCCTTCGAGGCCCCAACTTGAGCAGAGATGTTTCCCGCTTCCTTAGCATCCATACGATCCTGCTGGAGACAAGCAAGAACTTGAGCAAACATGAACGCACGATCCTGTGGAGCAACAGACTCAACGAGAAGTCGCCTTCCCTCGCGTACGTAGCTCCTGGCTTGTTGAGGTGATACTCCATATTTCTGAGCCAGCGTCTTGACAACGTGTCGTCCTGGCCACCCCTCCGATAGAAGATTAGCGGCCTCTTCTTGTCGTTCGAGAAGTTGTTCATTGGTTGAGCGGGTAGTCATAGCTTTAAAGGCATGGGTTGTAGGTCTTGAACTTCCCAATCACTCTTGCCGACTTGTTTGAGATAGCCTTTGTGAATTGAAATGCGTTTGGGATCGGCTGAGTTATGGACGAGAGCTGTCAGCTTTGCCGTAGCTTCTGGCCATGAGAAGGCGCTGTCCACAAGGGTGCCGTCGTAGTGCAGCTGCCAGACGACGTGGCGCCAGCTGGTGATCTCTCGGATTGGTTTCATTTAACAGGGCGGCCTTCGATGTAGGCCTTGATGGTTGGTGTTGCAGAGCCGTTGATCTGCTCCTCTTTCTGATCCACCTTCAAGTGTTCCAGCTTGATCGTGAGGTCGTTGCTGTACTTCCAGCTGGTGCGCATCCGGAGCTTGATGACATAGGAATTGTCAGCCATGGAGACGCTGTCCAGCTCGTGGACCTGCAGGTAACGAGTGAGCCGAGTTCTGATTGGCTCCATCTGATCAGTAAGAGCTGCGACCTGGGCTTGAAGAGTGCGATAAGCCTCGATGTCAACCTGGATTGGGTCGACGGCGATTGGACTTACTTCCTTCTTGGCTGTTGCGGCTGCTGCTTTAGCAGCGGCTGCCTTCTCCGCATTGCTGGGGCGGCCACGGCGACGCTTTGTCACTGTGGTTTGGACAGCTGTAGGAGGGAGGTTCTTCCTGGTGGTGCTTACTGCAGTGGATTGAATGGTCATGGTGATGAAGGTTGAGAGAGTGGAGGGATACCTATATATGTGGTGGGTATATATAGGCTTGTGTGGTGGTGGAGTCTTCTCTTGAGTTGATTCTCTTTGAGAAGCTGGTTGCAAGACTAGGAAGTCCGGGTAGTTTGATTAGGAAGTGTTCATAGGTTGTCACTTGCTTGGATTCAAGGGGTTCAGTTCTGTGGCGTCAGCATTCCTGTTGATGCTGGGCTGCTTTGCTATTGCTGCTGGCGATGTGTTGACTGCTCAGACAGCATGTAGGGCACCTGCTACCTATCAGGAAATGTGAGACACTTCTTCTTGCAAGAGGTTCTCAATAGCCGGGAGGAGGATGTTCTCGATCACGTCGAGCTGTGCATCAGTTAGATCTTTCGTCTCGTTATGGTTCTGAAGGAGACGCTTGGTGCGCTTCTCGAAGAAGTACAGAAGCGTCATCATGTCCATCGTGTGGATGTTGTAAGGGCTGATCATGAGAGCACAAAGTGAGTGGATTAGATGAAAGCTAAGAGGCTGAACCAGCTGTCCGGGTGATCCGGTTCAATGGCGTCACCGTTTGGAGTCAGGCAGTCAGCGTTGTCGAATAGCCATTCCTCGGCCTCCCCGTAAGTGGGGACTTCATACCAACCAGTGAGTGCCTGCTTCTCTGCCTCTGGGTAATTGCCTCCCATTGGCACCCAGTAGAGCCTCAGAATGCCGTTGTCATCCTTGTAGACATCATTGGCCTTCTGGGTAGCGCGAGGCAC